GTTTGATACCATGAGAGCTAAGAGTCTTTAAGAACTTGTCTTTGTTGTCAAGATCTGCTCTTGCGGTATTGATGATAACTTTATTTTTAGGATTTTTCTTTGTCGTACTCTGAGCAGCATTAATTGTACGAATCATTTTATGAATAGGTTTTGATTTGCTGAATACAGCAGAACTTCTAAATTCACCATAATCATAGTGATGATCAGAATGCAATTTGTGTGTATTAAACTCTGCTGGAGTTAATGCTTTAACAGTATTTCCTGTTTTGTCTTTGACATGGATTTTAGCATCAGAATGAACTAATGTATCATCCACATCAAAAACGTGTAGTGCTGAGGTTTCTGTTATATATTCTTTAAATGGTATCATACCATTATTTATTAATTGCAGATTGTTTGAAACGTTTGAACCCACTGATAGCCATTCCATACTGAACCCTGATAATAACGCTGGCAAACTGGTTGATATTGCTGATAATATTGTGGTTGCTGATAATATCCTTGATTCTGATTAAGCATACCACCAAGAATCATACCACCAACAAGTCCACCAAAAAGAGCCATTCCGGCATCACCGCCACCATTCTGACGATATCCACCGTTATGCTGATATCCACCGTGATTGTGGTGCATATAACCATCTGCATGGGCTACAGTTGAAAAAGCTAAAGTAGCTGCCAGTGCAAGAACCAATTTACGCATTATGAATCTCCAATTTTTTACGATTATAAGAACCGCGACCTTTTTTTGCCAATACAACGCGTTGGTGATATTTACGATCACCTAGCGACTTTGCATAAACAGAAACTTGTTTCATCTTCTTTTCCATAATACCAATATACGATGTTTCAATAGAAATGTCAAGCACTTTTTTAAAAATATTTGCCATTGAAATCATTGAGTTTTTTAATATCTGTTGCCAATCGTGTATTTTGTAACCAGATTCCACTTGTCTTTCTCTTTGAATGGAATGATTTTTATCTGATTTAAGGGTGCTTCTGGAGTTTCGGTCTTATCAAGATCTACTTGTTCTATTAGATCCCATTCATCCAGTAAATTGACAATTCTATTGCGTCTTGCTAAATCACCTTCTGAAAAATCAGCATTTTTGCCGTCTAGAAGAAACAATTCTTTAAAATGAACGATATAATATTTGCCTTGTTTGTGTAAGATATGACACGACTGATATAGAGTATTATCTTTTTTAGATGCTAATCCTATACGAGAAAGCGTCTCCTTTACCTTTAAAAAATCCTCTGGATTTTTAAGGCTCACCTCCACTAATTGATTTAGATTGAACATTATTACCACCTTTTATTATTCTTATTTTTATAAGGTCTAATTGTTCTTTAGATAGAATTTTAGCTATCTCAAGAGCTCTTAGGTAATTCACAGAATAATATTCTTGTATGATATTAATATCGTCTTCTTCTTGACGTTTATATTTAATATCAGAATATCTATTGCCGTGACGTATACTATTTAGATAATAATCATTTTTAAGAATATTATCCAAGGATGGTAACATATTAATCTCATTTGCATATTTGATCGTGTCAATAAAAAACGACATGTTTCTATTGGTAATAAAAGAGTTATAAGCCTTCTCTGCCAATGCAGGATTATCAGATTCTCTTATAAGATCTTTTTTAGTTTTAGAATTAATGGCTTTTACAAAATCAAATGGCTTCACGGAAGAAACTCAAGTTCTATTATAACTTCAGTCAAAAACGCAGCTAAATTAACTTCTTGATCTGCTACAAATGCCGATTGATACTGATACTTACCAATGAGAAGAACCAAAAGAGGAATCGACTGTGGTTTGATATAAGCGTATGCCTGATCATAAAACTTACGGAATACCGAAGAGTAATCTGAATCTGCACTTTCAGCCACCCAACGTCTCATTTCTTTAAAGTTCTTACTCTTGACTAAATCAACAAGAGTCTTAAAACTATCATTGGACAAATTAACAAAAATACCGGAGTCAATACTACCAGTGGCAGAATACCTTTGTAGCTCATTAAGAACTCTACGCCAATCAGGAATGTGTTTGTTAATTAATTCTGCTACAACAGCTTTGTCAAATGTAACATTTTCTTTTTCTAAAATAGAACTTGCACGTTTAAAAAACTGCATAGCCAATTTAGGCATATCAGATTTACCAATTCTAAACTCTACGACAGAACACCGAGAATGTAACGGTTCAATAATTCTGTTTTTAAAGTTGCATGTAAGGATAAACCCGCAGTTCCGAGAGAATTCCTCCATGAAATTGCGGAGCGCTGGCTGAGTGGAATTGGCGTTAAGGTAGTCAGCCTCGTCAAGGATAACATATTTCCTCCCCCCAGTGAAAGATACACTTGAGGCGAACTGTTGTATATCGTTTCTGAGCGTGTTAATGTCTCCATTCATACTCCCGTTAATTACAAGATAATCTGCTCCAAGCTCCTCTAACATGGCGCGAGCCACTGTGGTTTTACCCACACCGGCTCCGCCTGTTAGAAGCAGATTTGGAACGTCTTTATTGTCTACAAATTGTTGAAAAGTAGTTTTCAGTTCAATAGGTAGAATACAATCACTAATCTTCTTGGGACGATATTTTTCGACCCAGAGAAATTCATCACGAACCATTTTATATTACCTCAGTTATTGAAAGAACTATTTGCCTCTGTTGCTACATAGTACCTAATGGTATCTGCTGTAAACAAAGCCAGGCCCTTTGCTGATATTTTAACATTATAGTTTGCAGAAATCAACTTAATAATGTTTTCAGCTTTGAAAATCATATTAAATTTCTTATCTGTTTCACCAACCTTAATGTTAAACACATCAGTGGTAGGATTCTTAGAATTAGTAGATGACATCTTGAGAGTGGATCCATCACCAATAACTGCGATATCTGGCAACTGTAGAACACCAGTGGCACGAACTACCTTCTGTAATTCTTCCTGTGTGATATTAAATTCAATATCAGGTTCAGGAAAGTTAATGTCTTTTTCTGGAGGAGTAACAATCATAGAAGGATCTGCATAAGTATAATTCAATGACTGGCTTCCGGAAATAATTGTCATTTGTTTTTCACCAAAATCCAATTCTGGTTCATTAAACAAAGAAACTACTCCAAGAAACTTAGACAGTTCATAGATTGCAAACTGTGAAGGAAAATTCTCCTCCACAGTTGCCTTGGCAAAAATAGATTTGACGGGAGATACAGTCGATAGAACATTGCCTGGTTTTACCAACAAAGAAGGATTGATAACAGAATAGTTCTTAAGAATGTTAATTGTGTTTTCACTTAGTTTCATAATAAAAAATTTCCCTTATATCTTTTTAAAGTTTTTAAGTAGATCTTGATTGGGTGCTTGTACTGTTATAGGTTTGGTCTTCTTTGTATTTCTACCAACAAGTCCGGCATCAGCTGTAGCAGATGCTCCAATCGATGCCAAAGCAGGCAGTTTACCAGCAAAAACATAAGTTCCGGTATGTTGTAGATGCATCCAAGGGCAAAGATAAACCTTACCACCCATGTTACGAACAAGCTGACAGAACCAGTAGTCTTCGGATAGATAACGCTTGGATTTGGGATCAATTTCTGCCTGGAAATACATCATAATTTCACGAGAGCCATCAAATGCTTCTGTACGAACATGATCTGGCTTGTATGAATATTGAGGATATGCTGCATTAAATTTTTCAAATGTAGAACGACGGATCATCATAAAACCAGTACCAGTTTCAAGAACTGGTGCGGGCTCATCTAAACGAATAGATTTTGTTGCCGGATCATTTTCGTCTACTGCTGGATTAAATACAAAGTCACCAACAAAATCTTCAAGACGATTTGGATCTTCATCTGCAGCGCCTGCATTGACTGCCTGATATATCTTTTCCCATGTGATACACTTCTTGGGATACGGACCAGCCAAAACATCATAAGGAGATTCAGGCGACTGTAATGCCATCATGGCAATAACGTCCTGGGGATTAAATCCAATGTCAGAATCAATAAACAAAAGATGTTCTGCATCAGAACGAAGGAATTCATCTACACAATAGTTTCGAGCTCTTGTAATAAGAGACTCATTGAACAAGAAATATGAACGAACTTCAATTCCATACTTTACACATAGTGCTGTCAAATCACAGATAGAACGTGTATACATTCCGCCACATTGTCCACCATACATAGGTGTGGCGACAAATAGTTTACGCTTGCGAAGCGCTTCTAGATCAATCTTAATTTCCATAATGTTTCCTTTTTATCACCAACTACCATCATCAATGAATAGTAGTATATTAATTGGACCAATTTCTAATCTAACACTAATAATTAAACCGGGGTCCATTCCAGTATCAGTATCAACATGCCACCAAAATCGCCGCCACCTCAGAGGATTAGCAGCAAAACTAACAACAATATCAGAATTTAAAAAATACTTAATTATCTTTTTCATCGTGGAGCAAACTCCTGTTGTAATTTAATATTATCAAAAAACTCTTTCTTTGTTCCAGGATCAGTAAAAAAACTGCCTTTCAATACAGTAGTCTGAGTCAGTGAACTATGTGCCATAATGCCACGATTCTCACAGCAACCATGAGTGGCTTGAATGTAAACACCCACATCTTCTGCTCCCGTGGCCTTCTGTATTTCTCTTGCAATATCATTGCAAAGTTCTTCTTGCAATGTACCGCGTCTAGCACACCATTGAGCTATACGAGTATACTTGCTAAGACCGATAAGTTTCTGAGCAGCAATAATACCAATATATGCTACACCAGCAACTGGTTGGTGGTGATGACTGCATACGCTACGCAGCTCACTACGAACAACCAACATACCTTCATAACGATCTTCTGAATCATTGGGAAATGCTGTAGCGCTAGGTGCAGGATAATATCTACCTGCCATAAGTTCGTTTACATACATTTTAGCGAGACGTCTACCTGTTCCCATGCTATTGGGATCAGTTTCACGATCAATAACCAAATCATCAAGAACTGCATCAAAACGTTTTGTTAATTCTGCAATTATCTCATCATGTTCACCGGGCTCAATATATTTAGAGATATTATCCCCGGCCCAATACCTTGCACCATCATTTTTAATTCTATTTTTAATTTTTTCAGATACTGACATTCATACCTCGCCTACTGACAATATATTATTCACCATTATAGTAGCTTTTAAGTATCTGTCAATTAAAATTTGTTTTTGTTTCAATAGGTTATCAGAATATTGTTCATAATTATTAATCTTATCATTAATAAAATCAACTAATTTTTGTTTATGCGTTTGATAATTATTATAAGAACTTGTCCATTCAGAAGTATATTTAAAACAATCCAAATACATTTCTTTATATGATGCTCTGTCTGGTACAACAGGAATTGCTCCTGCAATACAACCTTCCATCATAGATATTCCAAGATTTTCATGTAATGAACAACTAAATAATACTTTAGATGTACCTAATACATCATAATATTCTTCTTTAGATAGATTCATTTTTTGTGTAATAACAACCTCACCATTAATATTACTGATCATATCTTCAACAATTTTTGGTTGTTTATCATCATTGTATCTGTGTGGCCACATTACAACATTTTTCTTTTCATTATTAGATTTTTCTAATAATCCATCAATGATAAGATCATGTGGTTGTCCACTTCTTATTGCTTTATATTTGTATTTGTCAGTGATACGTAAATTATTTAAAAACATATTTTTGTGAAAATATGAAGCATAATAATTATAATCAGATGCATAAAATACAGAACGTTCGAATTGATGTGCCCATGGTTGTTCCATTTTCATTCCAAGAATGTCTGTAGGATCATAAGATCCAGCATGCCATATTGAATGTATCTCGACAGGTATACCAAGCAAATCACTCATATATTTAATTGCTATAACAGCATAATTCCAGGCATCAGTCACAAGAAATTTATCTCCGGCAACAATTTGGTTGTCTGAAAATAATTTACTAATAGCTGTAATCTGAGATGACTTGTAAATATTTGTTACACCAAAATCAAGAAATGCTCC